AAACCAGCATTGGTATTTGGTCGTAATGCTAACGGAACATTTATCCTAACCGATGTCGCTGGATTTGGTGCTAAAGGATACGATGGATTGTTTACAAGTCCAAAGAAAGTCACACAACATCTAGCCGCCAGAGATGCCGAAGCCAAAGCGCAGGGTCGTTCCGCTACCAGAGTACAAGATCTAGCACCAATATATACACAATTATGGCCCATGTTAGAAGCATCATTGACCAAAGATTTTAGAGGATATGTGCAAGGAGACTTGTTATATACCCAACAGCCACCTGAACAATCTGGTAATTTTGTTTTTACTCCCAATGCTATAGAGTATAAGATTCCTGTGGCCAGTGATATTGGACAACGTATTGCCAACAGTGATGTGGGCATTGCCATGCATACACGATACGCAGAACCCGGTGCTCCCAAAGAACCACTAGGTAATGTTAAATTTAAGAAAGTTCCAGGATTATTGTTGCTGGAACCAGTATATGCCAAAGAAAATGTTCGACCAAACAAAGAATTAGTGCAACAGCTCAAAGATGTATATGCTACCCAGGGCGCCGCTATTGATCAACTGTTTAATCCAGCAGAACTTCGTGCATTACAAATTACTGATTTGCCCAAGTTATGTGTGGACTATATTAACAGCCGCGTGGGCACTAATTTTGATAATTTAGTAACACAGTTCGGTCCTTGGTTGGAACAACGGGTCACACCTAAAAAGTTTGCCAATATTATAGAGTATCTACAAAGTCCACGCAGTAATCTGAATGGCATGGCTGCAGCATTTACAGCCTGGGGCTTGTTACACGACATCAAAATGGATATGCTACGTCAGTTAGATCTACAACATCCGGGTCAAGAAGGCTGGGTCATGGCCACAGGTGCTGGCATGGCCAAGGCTGTAAACCGTTTAGCCGGTGGATTTACCGCGGCAAATCGTCAATTAAACAACCCAGAACCAGTGGCTAACTCCTGATTTTTACCAAACGGTATAAATAAGAGTAGGCCCAATGAGGCCACAAACTAAGGAGATTTAAAATGGCTTATATTACTAAAGTTTCTGGTGGATCACAACCAGTATTCGCAACAGACGTATTGAACGGTTCAGTTGCACAAGGCGCTAATATCGCTGCACAAGGTCCTGTTCAAGTAGCTGGTCCTAAGTTGGACTTCTTCTCTGTTGTTGCCAACGCTAGCGTTGCTTCACAGGGTGGTGTTAATGGCTACGTTGCTAACGTATTGCAAGCTGTTCAACAAACAGCTACAGTTTCTATGTATCAAGTTGCTGCCGATGCTGTTACAATCAGCTTTGGTGTTTACCCAACAGGTGCATACACTAGTGCTACGTTTGTTGCTGCTGTTCAAACAGCCAACGCTGCAATCGGTGTTCCAACTGGTAACGTTTCTACTACAGCTTCGTTTACAAACGCTAGTTAATTTAACGTTGCATAAAACATCAAACCTGCTTCGGCAGGTTTTTTGTTGACTAAATTTTACAAGTATAAGTAATTGTGCTCGTGTAGCAATCTTGTCCTGCATAGGGCGGGACCGGAACGACACACACATACACAGGAGAAAAACATGAGCAAAACACCTTACGAGATCCGTCTCGATCTTTTACATCTGGCCAAGGAAATACTTCAAACGCCAGTTCATGACAAGCGTAATAGCCTAAGCGATGAATATCATTCCAAACTGAATGATGCTAATCGTGGAACTCTTCCGTACCCAACTATGCCTGATTTTCCGAGTACCACAGACATTGTGGTCAAAGCCGAAGAACTCAAAAAGTTTGTAGACGCAGCGTAATTAAAAAGCACCTTCGGGTGCTTTTTTGTTGACTTTAATATGGGTCTTGAGATAACGACTTAAATACTAACATGATGGTTAGCAAAATTACAGAACTTACGGTGTTTGAAAGTCCAGACGGTGGCCGTACAGTGTATGCTCGTAGCCCTGGTCAAACCAAACGAGAATTACATTGGCAGGATCCTAAACTGCAACAAGAGCTTAAAGATTTAGAAAATTCAAAACGTTGGGTAGAGATATTTCAAGATCGCAAACATGATCCTGAGCTTGACCATATGTGTGAACAAATAGAAATACTTTACGAATTAAAACGGAAACCAGAATGAAATTTGCTTGTCAAACTTTATTTGATATTACTGCCACGGGTGTTACCGGGCATTGTAAAACGAGTCGCATGCCATTTCAAGATCGGGCAGGTCAAATTATTCAAGACGAACTGTCATGGAATCGCAGTCGCAATCAACAACGAAACTGGGAAACTCTTACACAAATTTTAAGTCTACGCACACAGTTGTTTGATCTTACTGTACCAATACAGGATCAAACAGGTAGTCGATGGATGTTTGAATTTGAAACTGAATCTGCGGGTATCTACGGGGATGAGTCGGACCCTGTGTCGGTCCTACGGTCTGATGCCGCAGGCGTCCCTATGCTACGTGAACTCAATAACAACCCAGATATTGAAACAGTTTTGATAACAGAAGGGATCCGTCAGAATATTTGGTTTGTGCCTATTTCCATAAATACTTGATAGGTTCGCTGAACCGCTAATATAAAGAGAATAACATGACTGTTGAAGCTACTGATATTGAAAAGAAAAGCCTAGAAGCCCACGTGGAACTCTGCGCAGAACGCTATAATGCATTAGAAGATAAATTGGCAATTATGAGTGAAAATATTGCACATCTTTGCACCATGGTCGCTGAAGTCAAATCTAGTGTTAGCAAACTAACAGAAAAAAATACAGACAGACTAATCAGTTGGGGAGTTGGAATTATTGGTTTTTTAGCCGCTTCAACAATCTATCTAATTACACACTATGTGATTAAATGAAAACAGACCAAGATTTAGAACGCTTGTTTAGACAAGAGTTCAAAGACATTCTACCCAATGTAATTTTAAAAAATGATGATGGAGTTTACGAAGTGTTTGGTCACTATCGCATAGCGCCTGTGAGACCCGGATATAAGGTATCTTGCAGTGCCACAGATGTGGGAGTTTTTTCCAACACCAGAACAGCACTCAGCTGGTGTATAGCCGATAAACACCGTGCGTATAATACCGCACGTGAACTGTTGCTTACTGATAACAAATTAGCCGCACTCACCCAGGATATTAACACTAGAGCCGCAGCGGGCGATCGTAGTCGAGACCCTGCCTGGCGAGAAACCATTTTAACCAAGTTAGAAACCAAGATTATACAGAAAAAGCTCCTGGAAAATCAACTGACCAAATGTGTGGACTGGGCTAAATATATACAACAACGAGGATTCGATAATGAAACTGCAAGAACTGGCCGGAGCCAACCCAATAAAACAAGCCGCTAAGGTTTTTGAAAGCTACTTTGGTAAACGTGTTGATTTTAACACAGTATCACAAGGTCAAGCTCGCAGTATGTTAAAACGTGTTCGTGGCTTAATTGCTGAACATCGTATGACCACTGGATTCCATAGCAGTGAGCGCAATCCTGCTTATGTTAAACTAGTTATGATGGAACAAGCTCTGGCAGCAGCCGCTGCCCCTGGCGCCGCAGTCGGTGGTGTTGCCGCTCCAACTGGTGCGCCTGCTGCAAATCCAGCCAATGCCGCTATGAACATGGCCGCTAAGAAAAAACAAGCAACCGACCAAGCTGCTGAAATTACCAAACAAATTCAGCTGTTGACACAACAAAAAGCTCAACTATTACAACAAGCATCTAATCCAATGGCCGAAGGCCGCCGCCAACGCAAATTGCGTGAAGCCTCAGAGATTCAGCAAGCACAAGTTGTATTGGCCGCACAAGACATGGTTGACCAAGTGCAGAAGATGAGTGAACAAGTTAGTTCTATGCAGTTTAAAGATTTACCTGCATTGATCGATCAAATCAAGAATGAAGTTGGCGTTGATCAAGCTACTCAATTCAACGGTGATGCTAGTGCTGCATTAAGTGGCCTACTGCAAAATCTAAGTGATGCCAAACAACAATTGGAAGCTGCTCTTGGTGTAGTCACAGGACAAGCTCCACAAGTTCCAGGTGATGACATGGCTCCTGCGCCTGACCTGGGTGCTGATATGGGCGATGAGTTGCCACCAGAATTACCTGCTCCGGGTGAAGAAGATATGGAAGAGCCTGCAGCTGCAGGCTTGGGTCGTGACCGTAGATAATGTTAATTCGAGAAGTAGCTGAACTTGACAGCGGTCCCGATACAAAAAAACTGGCTGCATTAAGCCAGTTTTTGCTTGGACGCAGCGAAGATGAGTCAGCAACAAAACAAATTAGTCAACAGGCATTTATTGATGCCGCTAAAAGTCTAGGTGTAAATGTTAATATGGCCAACTTGGGAGATTTAGTTAGCCAGGAACCACTAAGCAATATATTAGAACCACTTGACCCTAACTCTGGTGTTGTTCAATTCAAAGGCAATACCGAAGCCGAAACTGGAATGAGTGTAGATCAAGCCCGTGCTGTAGTAGACTCAAATGCCAAAGCCGCAATGAAACGCCGTCAATAACTTAACACCGCCTCTCAACTGCTTTAAATACAATCTGTGAAAAAATACCTATTCTCAAAACTTGAGTTTTATATAACTAATGTTTGCAATTTAACCTGCGAAGGTTGCAACCGCTTCAACAACTTTTCATTTGCTGGATGGCAACGTTGGTCAGACTACGAAGCTGATTATGAAAAGTGGGCCGAATATGTAGACATCGACAAGATAGTTATACTAGGCGGCGAACCTTTGCTTAATCCTGACATACTCGACTGGGTATATGGAATCAATCGCATATTTAAAAGAAATGTACAGATACTTTCAAACGGCACACGCTTAAACAACGTAAAAGGTCTGTACAAGGCCTTACAGGTCAATGGCAATTGGATGGGTATCAGTTGGCATAATCCCAACACCATTGATGAATTTGAAGCAGAGGTACACAAATTCCTTAAAGGTACGATTACACGATTAGAAAAGGATGATCCGCGTAACGAATATGGCTCGGATATTACATGGATAGATGAAAACAGTGTTGCTATTCCGCTATGGGTTCAGTATGATTTTTATGACAGCGCAATCAAGCGTGACGACACTGGTAAGTTTATACTACACAATAGTAGACCCGAAGTAGCGCACAACAGTTGCGGATTCAGGCGACACAAAAACTATCATATGATCAAAGGCAAGCTGTACAAATGCGGGCCAGCTGCGCTATTTCCAGATTTTGATCAACAACACGGATTTGATATATCAGATGCGGATCGAGCAATTTTAAATTCCTATCGACCGTTATCGCCGTACGAGTATCCAGAACGCGGTCAGGAGTTCTTGGACACGATTGATGAGCAGTTAACCATGTGTAAATTCTGCCCAGAAAGTCTAGACTATAAGAATAGGTTGTTTGCGGTTACTAAAAATCAAGCCAAAAAAAAATATACCCTAGAACCGGTTTGATCAGTTTATAAAATAACCGCGGGTGCGCCAAGAAACTAAATACTTGTATGAAAAACAAGTATGGTCTAATTAAACAATGTTTATTTTGTTCAACTGAGTTTACTACTCGGTCTCGATTCTTAGAATATTGTTCACAGAAGTGTAAGAACCCTTTAAACAGAGGTGAATATGATCCTTGGAACAAAGGTAAAAAAATGTCTGAAGAATTTAAACAGACTAAAATGAATTTAGATGGATTAGAAAAAGGCTGGGGGTGGAACAAAGGTATTCCGAATGAAAGACAGAAAGAACGATGGTCAACAGATAATCCTAACAAGGATGGAAAACTTAATAATTTAAGACCCAAAAATCCTATTACTGATCCATTAAAAATTTATCGTCGACTAGTTCGTAAGGCAACTTATAGAACTCTTAAAGAAATGAAACAAACTGGCGAATGGGTTCCGGAAGTAGGTAAGTATAAACATAGTTGGCAAACAGATCATATCATTCCTCATCAACAAGGCTGGGAATTAGGAATATTGCCTCATCTACTTGGTAGCAGAAATAATATACAATTTATTAAAGGCGAAGAAAATCGCGAGAAGTGGGACACATACCAGCCACTTGATGTAGTAAGAAGAATAATTGGAGATACAAATGGCCTATAGTGATGCCGTGCTTCAACATTATAATAATCCGTTAAATGTTGGAAAATTTAGAGATGAGGAGACAGCGCAAGTTGGGACCGGTTTAGTCGGTGCCCCAGCTTGCGGTTAATTGGAGATGTGCTTAGATTACAGATTAAAGTAGATCCAGAAACAGATACTATTATTGATGCCAAATTCAAAACGTATGGGTGTGGCAGTGCGATTGCATCATCGAGCCTAGTGTCTGAAATGATTAAAGGATTAACATTGGACGAGGCTGGACAAATTAAAAACGCAACTATTGCCGAGGAACTGGCCTTACCACCAGTTAAGATTCATTGTTCGATCCTAGCAGAAGATTGTCTAAAAGCTGCAATAGCAGATTATAGAAGTAAACAGAAAACATCATGATAACAGTAACTGACACAGCAGCTAAAAAAATTAAACAAAATC